CATTCCTTTCATTAAGAAGGGCAGGAGCGATCACGCCCCTGCCCTGTTCAGTTTAAGCGGCCTTCGGATAGTAAATATGCCAAGGCAGCTTGTCCAGATCAGCAGCAGGATCAACGTGGCATTCAAATACGTACTTGCCAACCACGCTTTCCTTGTTCTTGTACTCATTTTCAAAGCCGGAAGTACACAGCACATTGTCCAGAATGGCAATGATAAATTCGCCTTCCAGCGTCTTGCCAACGAAGGCAATGTTGTCCCAGTAGTCATCATCGGTAATGTCAGCCTTCGCTTCATACACATCATGCAGCGTATCTTCGGAAGTGCCAACAGTGGCAAACAGGGCCGCTTTGATAAGGTCAGGCGTAAGTTCAATGAAATTTACTTCCATCGTGGCCTTTTCGTCCACCTTCTTTGCCAGGCCCTTTACATTGGTAGGCACACCGTCAATTGCAGGGCGGTAGATTTCCGGCACAATAGACAGCTTGCTGCCACCAGAAGTAGCACCCACCAGGCTTTCGACAAAATTCCACTTGCCGCCTTCATACTTCAGGTTCTTGTGGATAGTGCCAGCACCAAACGGGATGTTGCCGGGGGTCTTTGCGGTCAAACCGTTCTTCCCTTCAACCATATTATTTCACCTTCCATTCTTGAATTGTCAGATTGATTTTCATGCTTTTGAGTTCCGCATCACCCGTAGGCACAATCATTGCGGAATCATAAAAAACAGCAATCCCTGTTCCATCGTCAAGGATTGCCGTTCTTGCGCAGTTCTTTTCAATTAGTTCTTTGGCCTGTTCCAACAACAGCCATTCTTTCCGGGTGAACAATCGCAGATACAGCGTTGTTTCATGCCGCCCGTCCTCTTCCTTTGTCAAGGAAGGAATTTCTGTGTAGCTTTCGCCAACACAGTAATAGTTGTCCGGCAGTTCTGCCGCCTTCCAGCGTTCAAAGCGGTACGGAACGCCAATTTCCTGCATCATCTGTGCAATGTAGTTAAGTGCTGAAACGCTCATGTTTCACCCCCTTACTTTTTGTTCATTCGGTTCTGCAAATCCGCTTCCATTTTCGGTTTTGTCACCAGAAACGCATTTTCAAGGGTATGCTGCGGATCACGGCCATTTGTAGCATAGGCATCCAGCCCTTCTGCCCTCATGGAAGCAGCCACAGCTTGGGCTTCATCCTCATTGGCATAGGTTCTGCCGCCGCCCCTGGACGCTTGCCCTTTCACATACACCCACCAGCCATTCCGGCTTTTGCTTCTGTCAACAGCGTGTTCACCAGTGCCAAACTCTTCCCAATATCCAGCTTCCAAAGGTGTGCCAATGGTAGCTTCACCTTTCTGTTCGTCCACATAGTTGCTGTATGATCCACGAAGTTGCCCCTTGTCATCCATCTTGCAGTTTCGCTGTGCCTGTGCTGTGATTTCACTTGCCCAGGTGTGAAGCCATGCCACCTTTTCGCTTTGCAGCATATCCTTCACCTGTTCGCTGTAATCTATCAATGTTACCTTTGACATTACTGCCCACCTGTGTACTTCAGATAGATTTCAAGCTGTGAGCCGCTGCCCATTTCCATAGGATTGTCAATATAGGTAATGTCATAGACTTTACCGTTAATTTTCATCCTTGCCGTTTCGGCTGTGATGCGGCTATTAAACGGCACATAATCGCAGATGAAAAGGTGTGTGCTTTCCTGGATTTTTGCAAGGTATGTGGTATAAGAAGTGCTGCCAGTGGATAAGTCAAGCCAGCCACGCAGGGTTTGAATGTCAGCCCAGGTTTCCACGCTTTCGCCAATGGCGTTGACAGTTGCCGTGCTGATCTGGATGGTTGCTGTGGTATTGCCACCAATTCCTCTCATACGCTCAACCCCTGTCCGAACCGGGGCCTTACATAAGGCCGCAGAAGCCCCATTATTTCCGCAGGATAGCCATTGACCGTGTTGCTTGCATCCCTTGCTTGATAGGTGACAGAATGCCGGGAAATGCTTTCAGAAGCAATGCCAGTTTTGTCTTGCATTTCAAGTTCCCATTTCAGCAGTTTAATAGCAACCAGTTTAATGTCCGCAGGATATTCAATAACACCGTTCACAATGTACTTGTGAAAGTTGTTGTTGGTATACCCCTGGATAACCCTTTCAAGGGCTTGCAGCCGAAGTGCAAGCCCCTGATCGGTTTCATCGGTTGTTACAAACTGCCGAAATTCTTCGACAGTCATAATCATAGGGGTTTAGCCCCCTTTCATCAGGCTTTGGTCTTCAGAATGACAACCTTCGCTTCGTTGGTCAGCGCAGGCATACCGAAGGCAGTGCAGATAATCTTGTCACCCACGCCTTCTTCACGCTTGTGTTCAACCAGGTTGCCACGCTTCAGGAAGTAAGTGATGGCAGGCATATCATCTTCGGTTTCCTCATCGTTGTTCAGCTTGATAATGGGATTCATGTAATAGTTGTTGGCAACAGCAACCACATAATCACCCACAGCGGGGGAAACAATCTTACTATTGGTTGCATCCCAAGTCACACCTGCGACATGACTTGCCTTCAGGTTGGTGCCAGAAACATAGGAAGCATCAGCAACAATCGCAACTGCACCAGTATCCGATGAAGTCGCAGTGACGTACTTAATAAGTGCAATCTTGTTGGACACCACAACGTCACAACCAGCAATGCGGCCAATAGCACCAGAAGCCATGACACCAGGGCCAAACTTGTCAGCAGACAGGAAGTCGGCATCCTTGCGCAGCTGGGTCTTCTGCTTGCTGTGGATCAGAATAACCTTCTTGCTGTCTTCTTCTTCGCCGAACATATCCACGCCATCCACGATAGCGGAATACTTGATGGCGGCGGTGCTGGCATCCACTTCGTTCTTGGATTCATACAGCACGGCAACACGGTCATTATCCAGCTTTTCAGAAATGGACATAGCAATCTGATTGGTAGCAGTACCCATGGGATTGCCATAGCCGGAAAGCTGGGCTTCATCGGTCAGCATAACGCCGTTACCAATCTTCTTAATGCCATACTGGGCAGTGGTGAAAGACATCTTGGTCACATCAATGGGCTGGCCTTCTTCCAGGTCTACGGCTTCGCCGATGTAGCCCCAACGGGGAACGGTAACGGTAGAACCGGGAACGCCAGCCAGAGTGCTGTCAACCTTGATATAGCCCGTCATAACGGCCTTCTTCTGCACCTTGGCGTTAATCATATCGGAAACAACCTGGGGATCAAATACATCACCGTTTACAAGAGTGGTCACGTTAGTCAAATCTGCCATTTTTCATTCATCCTTTCATCAACTGTTCATACTGTTCGGGGTTTTCTTTTCGCAGGGCAACCCTGCTGTTATAACCCATTTTGTTAAATTCTTCCCTGGTAATAGCCGTACCGGGGGTTTCTTCATGGGGCAGCTTGTTTTCAATAATCTGCTTGCTGCCAGCCGTTTCAAACTGCGTGGGAAGCTGGGTTTTCAGGGCGGCAACTTTATCTTCCCAGCCCTTGATTTTCCCGTTTTCGTCCAGCGCAAGTTCGCCCTTTTCCTTCAGCTTGAAGGTGAGATAATCCACATCCAGTGCCTTTTCAGCCAGCAAGCCAACCTTGATTTCAGCATCAAGCTTTGCCTGTTCCAGTTCAGCCGTAAGCTGTGCCACCTGCTGTTCATAAGCGGTGATTTTCTGCTGCAAGCCTTCCTGCCCCTTGGTGGATTTTTTCATTTCCTCAATCAAAGCCTGGGCTTCTGCAAGCTGTTTGTTCGTCCCTTCGTTCTGGGTTTTCAGCTTGCCATAACGAATATCCATGTTTTCTTCGGAAGAAAGAAACACGCCCTGCGCTTTCATTTCGTCCATGATCGCCTGGATAACATCGTCAGCAAGGCTTTTGCCCTTCAAGATTTCGGTCAGTTTGGTTTTCATTTGATACATTCCTTTCTATCTACGCTTTTACCGTGGTTGCATCACGCTTATTGGAATAGGTGTTTTCCATCCCCCCGGATGCAATATGCTAAAGCCGTTTGGCTTTATGCCAGAATTGATGTCCATGTGTTCCTGCCCACAATCCCGTCAGCAGTCAGGCCGTGGGCTTTCTGATATGCTTTGACAGCCGCCAAAGTTTTTGCACCAAAGATGCTATCTGCATTGCCACAATCAAAACCGTTTTCATTGAGCAGCCATTGCAGCACCTTTACCTGTGTTCCTTTGTTGTTCTTGCGAAGTGTTTTCATTGTTACCACCCCACTTTCATTTACAGCCGTTTTCTGTGCTGTCTGCGTGGGTTTTTCTGTTTCCTTGATAGTTTCCTTGCCCTCAATTACAACCGTGTTAGAAGGGCTGTTTTCGCCGTTTAACAGCGTCTTGACATCTGCCCTGAATTGTGCCATGCTGCCGCCGAATTTCTTCTGCCAATTCTTCGGATCACCGTGATTTGAACCATAGCCAGCTTGGTATGCTTCATAGTGTCCAACGATGTTATCAGGGGAAATATCGAACGCACGGCACAGCATCACGCACAACTCTTTTGCAAGGCCGAACGCCGCTTTGTAATACGCTTCATCATTCAGCCCATCTTCACAGATTTCAAACTGAATGTGGCTGGCATTGTAGCTGCCATTCTTTCCGCTGCCCACACCCCAGCAACGATGATCCCAGGGCAAAGTCTGGTATACTTTCAAACTGCCATCTGCCACCTTGCCAATCCATGCATGGACGCATTTGGTAGCAGAAGGTTTGTTCCAGTGGTTGTTATACCTGTTTTCGCCCAGAATGCCATCATTCGGGCCGACATAGCGTTTGATGTTCGGATTGTTTGCCCCTGTGCTATGTACAACAATGCCGGAAGGCTTGATTTTCCTTCCGGCTGTAAAGCACGGGTTCTTTGTCTGGTAATACTGCACAATCTCCATGTTGGTATCACGCCCCTTCTATGCTTGTTGTCTTTATTCTTCGGTCTTTTCAAGAACAGGTTCAATGATTACAGGTTCAGCCGCCTTGGCATCCACAAGCCCTTCAGCAATGATGTAAGCAAGCGCACCAGCACCAGCCATAATCAGTGCCGCCACCTGGGTGACGGTATCTTCAGCCATACCAAAGGCCACCAGCAACATACTCACAAATTCGGCAATAGCCACCCACAGTTTCCGAGAAGTCAGTTTCGCTTTCCAGTTAATCATTTTACTTGATCCACTCCTTTCTTTTTCAAACAAAAAAGGCCGCAAATGCAGCCTTCTCAACGGTTTATTTAGTTGATTGGTAGTTGACTACCACATTGGAAACACCCCTTTCTAATGCGTTAAAAATGCGTTAGAAGTGCGTTGGTTTTTCGGCATGAAAAAAGCACCTTGCTTATGCAGGGTGCTTAATGCTTTCTATTTCGTTTCGTTTGCAGTCATACAAAGGCCATTCGGAAGGATAATCAGCGTCATCACGCTTTCCTTTGGTATTGCTTTCTACTGTGTATACAGTGCCATTCTTGCCTTCGGAAATGTCGATGATATGACCGACAACGCCGTTCTTTTTAATTTTCACACGGTCGTATAGTTCAAAAGCCATCGTCAATCCTC